TGAACTCCTACTCCTCCACCACCAAAAAAATTAACTCTTGTTGTATCCTTATCTAATTTTACACCACTCCTCAATTCAATAAACTGACTACTTCCTCCAATATCTGGTGGAGGGAGTCCTAATGATTCATCAATACTCTTCGATGTATCTCCTTCTCCATTTAATCCAACAATACCTCCACAAGCACCACCATCTCCAGCATTCTTAACTGGTAACATATCAGAAGGTTGTAATCTATTAACTTCATTAATGTTTAAATATTGAACTTTCTCTCTATTTCTAAAAATAAAAATAGTTCCTGGATTTAGTTTAGCATACTGATTTGCATCATGAACACCAACGCGATCCACAAATCCCCTATCGGTTGAAATATAACCGACTCGGATGTCACATTTAGTTGCTGGCCCAAAAAGATCGAAAGACATATATTAGTTCTTTATAACAGTTATTTATTAGAACATATTAAACTCAGATTATTGAGAAGCATTATCCTCAAGTACTTCAGCTATATCAGCCTCTTGAGATCCACCTTGAGTCAAATCAACATCTGCAGTATTCTTAGTGGGTTCACTAAATGCTGTTTGTGCTTCTCTCTTAATATATTCAGCACCTTGTCCAAGTGCAGCAATCTTACCAATATGTTTGCCAGTAGCTTTATCAACTGCATTGGTGCTTGGTAAACTGCTTTGTTCTTGTCCACCTCCACCACTACACAACGTATAGAAGTCAGAGACAGCTTCATTTGGTTTCTCCTCAAAAGGAAAAACATTCATTTTAATATTTTCAAAACTAAGTGCAGATGTAAGACTTCCTTTAATATTTCCCAACTTATTAAACATATTAGTTGCCGATCCACTTAATCCTGCCATATTAGAAAAAGCATCTCTTAAAAATCCATCTACTCCACTAATTAAATTATCACTTGTTTCTTGCATTGCGGTCTTATTCACAGCTAAAACAGTGGCTATCATATCCTCAGAAGTACACATTGGAACTTTAGGTTTCCCTTTTGGTTTTTCACCATCACCACCTGATGAAGTATCATTTGCTGCCATAGATGCAAATTGATCTACCAAACTATCTAAATTCAATACCTTATTAATAATTCCTTCCATTAATCCTGCTTGCCCATTAGTCATTCCATTATAACTTGATAAAAGATTCTGAGATATACCATCCTTCACATCTAAAAAATTCATTCTTTCCATCGCAGGTAAAGCAGATACTGCCTTAGTCATTTCTTTATTCAATGCCTTTTCACTATATTCCATACACTTATCCATTACAATCTTCATATATTTTGATTGTCTCTTAGAAGAATCAGCAATCATTTTTTTCAAATTTGTCTGTTCTTGTGTTATTGATGCTGCATCAGTATAACTCTGCATTGCATTCATCGCCTTATCAATATTCTGCACCAAATTATCCATATCTGTCTGCATTGCTTTATTAGCAGACTCAACTATATTATCTGGTTTTAATAATACTCTCTTCTCACAATATACCTTATCTCTTTTTATATCAGCAATACTCTGCCTCATTGTGGCTTCGGCTTCCATGTAAGGATTGCCAGTTGATTCTGATCTTGGAGAATTTGCTTCTTTAACTCTAGATGCAACTCCTGCTTGAACTCTTTTCTTAATTAATTGATCTGTCTCTTCTTTAGATAAATTTCTTTCTTCTGCTTCAGCTCTTGCACTATTAATATCTTTTTGTTGTTCTGGTGTTACCTTACGATTTGAAGGCAATCCATATTTACTTAATGCTGTACCAGGAGTAGTTTTTGCTCTTTCTTTTTCATTCTTCTTAGTAGTAGGTTTTTCAACCTTCATATTACCATCATACTTACTAGGAGAAGAATTCCCTACATAATCTTGATTTCCTTGAGAATATCCACTAACACATATAGTTTTTCCTGATGTAGTATTCGTAACTCTATTGTCACCAATAGTAGTTGCTATTTCAGTTTGAGAATTATTTCCCAAACATCCCATAATTATAGGTTGTTGTCTAGCAGTGCCATCTAAGAAAAATCCAAAAACAATATTACCCTGTCTGATCATTGGGGTTTGACCAGAGTTCTGTAAATATGCTCCCGCTGTTGTAGGATACATTACATTTGCCCAAGGTAAGTTTTTGGACTCAATAACCTCTTCACCAAAATCATGAAGACCAAAAATTCTTACCTTATATCGATAACCCCAACCAGGAATACTTTCAGCACTTTCAAATTTTCCAGACAGAACATTATCACGCCAATAAGAATCATCAGCGACTTGTCCCATCCACCAAATAAAATCTTGGCCTATAAAACCTTTATTAAATAACTGTCCTCCTACCATAATTTAATCATCATAAACCCTACATTCAAATGAGTCGGGATGATTATCACAATACACTTCTAAGTGCTGATCCTCGTGTCGTGTGTGCCAATCATTGATCTTAGCTCCACCAGGATTCTCTTCATTTTCTTCATGAGCATGAAAAGCATCATTGTGCATTTCTAAATCCTTTTCACTATATTCAATCATACCGTGATTGACATGCTCTTTATGATCCTTTGGATCAATATAAGATTCATGATTTAAATCGTGTTCTGGAATTTTAGTAGTCATAAGATTAACCCCATATATTGATATTTATTATAGCACATTATAAAAAATTACCACCCATACCTAAACTCATAGCTTCTTTTGCTTTTCCAGACAATGCACCTTTGGAGGGATTTCCTTTTCTTCCAAAAGAATCTCTAATCAAAACTAATTTAGTATATGTATCTTTAGCAGTAATATAATGGCATAAATCAGTAATAAGATACTTACCTCCTGATTGTTCATCAACGTCATCACCACAAGCTTTATTTTCAGTTGTCTCATTTTGAGGGGAGTCAAACCAAACCATATCACCTGCGTGTAAAGAAAAATCACCAGGAATAAGAATAGTTATCTCAGAAGCAAATAATTGATTATATCTCATTCTTGCTTGTTGAAAAATCTTTCCTGCATCAAAATTTAATTCTTTTGACTTACTCAACTGTTCCTCAATTTCTCCATAATTAAGTTGTCCAGTAGTACCAAGCATAAATGCAGTACTAGAAAATTCAGTATCTGCTTCTTCTACATTAAACTCCATATTAAAGGAGGGTAATTCATAACCAGCAAGTTTTACTTCATCACCTTTTGCAAATGTTTCAGCAGCATTTAATTGATTAGTAAATACACCATTATAAGGATCAATCATCTCAGTGCGATTAGAATATGCTCCCATTTGCATTTTTTGCTGAACATTAACTTTATTATGAATTTCCATTGATAATGCTTTAACTTCATATGGTTCAGGTATATTCTCTGAACTTTCATTATAAATGATCTTTGTCTTAGGTTCTTGAGACATTAAAGTATCAATAGATTTAAAATGATAAGAATCAGAAGTTTCCCAGAAAAAATATCCTGCAGTTTCTCCTTCTTTACTTACATTAACAGATACTGATTTAGTTGATAAATCATTTAAAGTATAATAAGGTTTAGTATTATTACCACAAAAATCTAAAGTACTGCTTGTTTGCTCTATATCTAAATTTTTTTTTGTTTTAAATACCTTATCAAGAATTTTTTCAACAGAATCAGATATTTGTCCACTAAAAGCCAGTCTAACACTTTGCCCACCTTTTTCATTAGTAATAAATTCTAAAGGAGCTAAATCTAACATATAAGTTTTAGATGAAGACTCATTTGTTGTAGGTACATCCTTTCTTTGATTAATATACAAACTATTCTTATTAGCATCACCAAAATCTAAAGTATTTCCTGCATTATCAGTAAATTTTAAATAAACTTTCTCACTTCCAGTGATAGGCAATCCTTCAACAGCACTTACTTTCTTCCTTCTTTTACCATGTCCTTGACCCGATTTAGTATATGTTAATGTATTACCAGCATCGGTAAAGGTAACAGAAGCTCTTACACTATCCGATAACACACTCTCCCAATATAATACACGAACAGTTCCACCAAGAACACTTACACTTTTCTTAGACCCTTTCACAGCAGAAAAAATATCAACTCGTTGAAGAAGAGCAGGAGTCGCATCTCTTGCTGCTTCCCTCTGCGATTTTCTCTTTTTAATTGTAGCGTTACTTGGCATAGTTATTTCCTCCTAATTATATTTAACCTCTATATAAACTGGCAAAAACATCCGATGAAGATGAAGTTCCACCACCAAGAGCAACAACTTTTTCTTCTTTATTTGAGTTATCCGATAATTTTGATGAAGATGTGTTATTAAAAACATATATTTCATCTTGATCATCAGAATATCCCATTGATGAAATATTATCTATTTTTTTAAAAGAAGATTTTGATGAAATAATATTATTAGAATTGTCATCAGAACTATTCGATTGATTAAGGAGTTTATTTACATGTGGAATCTCTCTAAATCTCATGTCAATACTATTATCAACTCCTCGATTTAGTGTTTCTTCTGTATAAAGTCTGTTCATCCCATCTCCCTTCTTTCCACCCATAGCTCCTAAACCACCCTTCTCATCAGAAATCCATCCCTTACCAAAAAGTTGACCAATATCAAACATATTAGCGAATCTTCTAAATTTTTCTCTAACTACCCCATCAAATTCCACCATCTCCTTTGCTATCTTTTCTCGCACTGCATCTCTCTCTTCTGGTTTAGCAGTTCGTACTCTAATCCAGTTAGTCAACATTCTAAATGGTGTTCCAACAATATCAAATAATCCACCCACTGCTCCAGTTAACCTACTACTAACATCTGAAACTCCTGCGACTACACCCCAAAAATACTTACGAGGATCCCACCATTTAAGATCCTTATTCTTTTCATGAGCATTTCTTGCATAATTTGTAATCTTATCTTGTTGCTTCAGTAAAAAAGTATTAGCTTCACCAATCGCCATTGAAGCTCCTGATATAGCAGTTACTAATAAAACACCTTTAGCAACAGCTGCAAAAGGCAGTGCTTTAGCTCCAGTTAATATTTTAGCACCTCCAGCAAGAAGCTTTTTAGTACCAGCCCTTCCAAATAATTTAAGTAATAACCTAGTACCTGATCTTCCCATCCCTCTCGCAAATATTTGTTTAAGAAAACCTGCACCCAGATTCCCAATATTCGCACCAAACTCATTACTAAGTGCAATCATTGCTATTCCAAGACCTAGAACCCAATTCAGTACAGTCTTAAGAACATTAGTTATTTTATCAAATGTCTTAACACCTGCCTCACCAAAAACATTCTCTATTGCTCCCCGTGTCCACTCAAATGCTGCATATCCCCAATGAACCATAGTTACTAATCCATTAAGAATCCTACCTCCAAAATCAATAAGGAATTCTGCAAGTCCTGCTAAAAGTTTTAAAATTCCCTTAAGTTTGGGAAGCCATTTCATAAACTTTAGAAATAACCATCCAAAAAGAACTGTGAAGAAAAACTTCTTAATATTACCCCACCAGCTTTTAATTTTACCTGGTAAAGGTAATTTAAATTTAGTCTTAGTTTTTGGATCACCCTCTACTTCATTCTCTGCCTCTTCTCTTTCTTGTTGTTCCTCTGCTTTTCTTTTATCATCTGCTGCTTTCTTTTCTGCAGCAAGAGTTCCCTTTAATATATCCTCTATCTTTATTACTTTTGTTTTTATAACCAATATAGGACTTTCTTCTTTAGATTCCAATTTTGTGATAGCAGAACTTGAAGATTTAACTGGCGCTAATGTGGCTTTAGGACGGACTACTAATGATCCTCCCTTTCCTCCTTGTGGTAAAAATTTTTGAGTGTTTATTGCCATTATGGACTAATCCCCAATACTTCCATCTTACGAGATGATCTATGTTGTGTAACATTAATGTTTGGTAATTCACGATTACCTCCAGTTGGAAGTTGTGCTTCAGAAGCATCCACTTTCTCATCTGGGTTATTCACAACCACCACTTTCGGTTTCTTCTTTGATAAAGGTTCAATATTTCTATTTTTTGACCCAGATCTTGGTGTGGCAATGATAGGACGGGACTCACCAGCCCATGTTTTACCACCCATAACATTACTGAGACCTTTAAAGAATCCAACAGTAATTTTCTTTTCCTCTGATGGTTTTATATCATCATCAATAGAAGATGTTATCTTTGTACTATACGTAAAATTATTTAAATTTCTAAATCCCCTTATAATACCATCATCAGGATGGAAATAACTATCACCCCTAGCTAATTTTGGAGAAGTTCTTTCACCAGGATCACCAGATACTCTATCTAATTTTGATAGTGGTTGAACGGAGGATGCTCCCATCTTATTATCATTAACCAAACCACCACTATTAAATTTTTGAACTGAATTATAATTGTTTATTATATTTCGTTGAATATTTTTACCAACATAACCACCATTATTATAATGTCTACTTCTGTCTACAATACCACCATTATTATATTCATTTGTAATTGTTGGTCTATTAGTTCCACCACCAGCAGCATTCATTCCAGCAAGAGTATCAACACCATACTTCTGCACAGCACCCTTACTCATCACAAACTCTCCAGCAGTTAGTTTTGCAGGAACTTTATCTACACCAGCAGGTCCAGATACAAAACCACCCTCTTTATATCCTGTAGGTGCAGGACCAATTTGATTTTGAATATCATCTATACTTGTAGATGGATCTGCTTCATCAATACTTTGACGGTCTTTAAATAGTTGATCCAGAGTCAATCCTCCAGCAAGCAAAATTCCCCCTTTCAAAACCATACCCTTTGCTCCACCAACAGGAATAAAACTTAATATCTTATTCAATTTTAACTTTGCAAGTGCTGCTTTTAAAAATGGAATTAATTTTAAAAGACCTCCAACACCCCATATTACAGTTTTTACCAGTCCAGCAGCCATTCTGGTAAATCCAGTTCCAAATAAAATATATGCTGTTAGTAAAGTAGGCCACCAATCCTTTAAAAATTTAAAAATACTTTTTATCTTCTTCTGATTTCCTTTGTCTGAACCCCATTCTAATATCTTATAAAGAACTCTTCCCAAAATAATTGTTTGAATAAAACCAATTATCTTAGACCATATATTCTGAAATGGTTTAATTACTGCTCCTGCTACCTTTTGTATTCCACCCCATACATTCTTAGCACCCTCTAAAAGTCTTTCTTTTAATTTTCTTTTTTTATCTTCTTGATCCTTTTTTGCATCCTTTGCTTGTTCCTGTTGTAACTTAAACTGCTCACCTAATAATGCTTCTATAGAAACAACCTTTTCTTTAATAACTACAAGATCTCCTCCAGATTCCCCTCCTTTTACTGGATCAAGTTTAGATGGATTAAGTAATTTTTGAGCAGATATGTTTTTCTTCGTTATCTTCATCCCCTTACTAGGAGCAGCTTCCTTTCTTGCCTTTCTTACTCTTATTAATTCCTCTTGTAAAATATCTGCTCTTACTCTTCCACTACTACCATCTCCTTGTAAAGTAATTATAGCTTCCATCAAGGCACTAAGATAGTCCGTATCGGATTCGATGTCCACCATCTCATATCCAAGATCTAAAAGTATTTTTATAGGACTAATGCTAGTAGCTGCCATTCCCTTGTTGTTGTGCTTTTAATCTTTCCTCTTCTAGGTGTTGTTGAAGAAGCCCCACGTAGATGTCTCGTTCCCAAGGCATCATATTTTCTATCTCTGTCAAGCTATATTTATGGTACTGCATCAATGAGAAATTAAGTTTGAAGTAATTCTCCAAACTCATATGCAGTAGGGCTATGCGAAAAAACTTGCCAGTCCCTCCATTACTACATCACTTTCAACCTTTGTTTTGGGATTAGTAACTTTAATAGTATGAGATAATTTAGGCATAGTCTCAAAGAAAGATTCAATTGCCTTAAACTGAGTAGAATTCATCGATTCAAGGAATTCCTTAACTTCTTTTTTGGTACAATCTGCAGTTGCCCAAACTTCCTCCTCAGTATAAATTTTATCAATGCTTGCAGCAATCAATTCAAATGATTGATCCATTGCATTCTTATCATTAAAATCAAAATTGCTCTTAATAAACTGATCCAATGATGGATACTTCATTTCCATCATGATACTATTATCTACTTTAATTTTATTTGTATGATTCTCATCTTTTTGAACTTCAATATCATCCAAATAAATCGTTACTGGAACTTCAGTTTCACCATCATCAGGGCAAATAATATTAACTTCAAGTTCTTCTCCAACAGATTTACCCCTAATATTAAGGAATAAGTATTCAATATCAAAAGTAGGAAGATTTTCTACTTTAATTCCTTTAGTAAGAACACAACTCTTAAGAACTGCTTTAATAGCATTTGTAATTTGTTTATTATCTTCACTCTCAAGAGCAATCACAAGAACCTTCTCCTCTTTTACAAGAAATGGTCTATATTTTACTGTTCCACCTGTGGAGGGTAACTCCAACTCATAGGTCGGAGTAGCAATTTTTGGTAAAGGCATAATCTATTATAATTCAGATCGTATATTTATATATAAGGGTTTTTAGAAAGCATCCCTAATAGCTTCGTTAACAAGTCCACCAGCAACATCTCCAAGAAGATCACTTCCTGTAACTCTATCAACTACATTATCAACTAATCCACCCCCAAGATTGCCTAAAAATCCACCAATATTAAACTGAGATTGTTGGAATGGATTTGATGGTGGATATGCATTCTGAACATATAAATTCTTTACAACATACCTTATATAACTCATTGATACGGTGCATTTCAATAGAGAAGATGCATCATAAGAAACAGGCATTGAATTTATTGCCAAAGGAAAAGATCGAACAAATTCATATGTTAATGGATTTAGATGATCTTTTTCAAATTTTGTAACTTTTAATCCTTGATTTGCGATATAACTATCTGGATATTTTATCTGATAAAAATAATTAGTATCCATTAATCGATTATCATTATCTCTCGGAGATATCTGTCTTCCATTAGTAATATACCCAATCCATTCTTCAAAAAATTTAATTGGTTGATATAATCCAGCATCAACATAAAATGTTAAATCTATTCTATCATCAAAAATTCTTCTATGAACGTGCTTCTCTGTTACACCTGTCCGATCATTACTAATATCAAATGTTGCTAAATTAGATCCAGGCAAAGATGCCTCAGAACACATTAATTGGATTTTATCTTGTTTTCCAACACCTCTCCATTTATCAAAAAATGAAGATGGAGGAAGGGGTATCTCCACTTCAAAATGAGAAGTAGTTGCTGGCCTTAACAGATTGGCTTTAATGTTAGATACGGTTCTTACGGAAGGCATTTATAAATACTTTTTGACCTTATATATTATGTATATGAGATAATGGGAGAAAGTATTAAAAGTCTATTTAAACCTACAAAACCTAAGAAATACAAGGGTGATGTAACTAATATTATTTGTCGTAGTTCATGGGAAAGACGATTTTGTAATTATTGTGACCTGAATGAGAATATTACAGAATGGGGAAGTGAAGAATTTTGGATACCTTACTATGCACCTGATGGTAGAGTTCGGAGATACTTTCCAGATTTTATAATCAAAGTAAAGGAAAATACT